AGTGTTCTTTGATATTGTTGGACAAGAAATTCCTACACAAGAATTCACATTCATGCTCGAAGCAACAAGATAAATGCCTTTTACTAAGTTTACAAACCTCGATTTTGACCAAATCAAGACCTCAATTAAAGATTATATCCGTGCAAACTCAGATTTTACTGATTTTGACTTTGAGGGGTCAAATTTTTCAGTTTTAATTGATACTTTAGCATATAATACGTATATTACAGCATTTAACTCGAATATGATCGTTAATGAGTCATTTCTTGACTCTGCAACAGTGCGTGAAAATGTTGTATCTCTTGCTAGAAACGTTGGATATGTTCCAAGATCAAGGACAGCATCACAAGCTGTCATATCTTTTGATATTACAACAAGTGGTAATACACCAACTCATACTTTACAAGCAGGACTTCTCTGTGTTGGTTCAAGTAATGATACAACCTTCGTTTTTTCAATTCCAGAGTCAATAACCACTACAACAACTCAATTGACAGATAATGCAGGTAATATAATTTCAAGCACATCATCGTTTAATGATATAGTTGTTTATCAAGGCACATATTTAACCAAAACCTTTACAGTAGATGGTTCACTTGATCAAAGATTTATACTTGAAAATTCATTTATTGATACCTCAACCATAATTGTGAAAGTAAGTGGAATTTCCGATACGACAGAAAGAGAGTATCGTAAAGTAGACAATATATTAAATATATCAAATACGTCAGAGGTTTATTTAATACAAGAGATTACTGATGAGAGATATGAATTATTATTTGGTGATGGTATTTTTGGTAAAAAACTTGATAATGAATCTACAATATCAGTTTCTTATATTGTTACCGATGGTGTTGAAGGTAACGGTCCATCATCATTCTCATACGCAGGTAGTGTGACATCATCCTCTAATCAAATTTTGTTACCCTCAACTACACCTCAAATTACAACTCTCCAATCAGCATCTAATGGAGGTAATATCGAGTCAATAGATTCAATTAAGTATTTTGCACCTAGACTGTACTCATCACAATATAGAGCAGTTACAGCAAGAGATTATGAGTCAATAATACAAACAATATATCCCAATACAGAGTCAGTTTCTGTTGTTGGAGGTGAAGAACTTGATCCACCTGAGTTTGGTACAGTTTCAATAACAATAAAACCAAAAAATGGTGAATTTGTATCTGATTTTGACAAAACACAAATTTTATCAAAATTGAAGGGATATTCATTAACAGGTATCAATCAAAAAATATTAGATCTTAAACTATTATATGTTGAACTTGAATCATTTGTTTATTATGATCTTTCAAAGGTAACAACAGTTTCTAATTTGAAGACTAAAATAATTAATGGATTGACTACATATGCAAAATCGGTAGAACTTAATAAATTTGGTGGAAGATTTAAGTATAGTAAAGTTTTAAATGTTATTGATAAAATAGACGATGCAATATCTTCAAATATCTCTCGTGTTATCATAAGAAGAAATTTAAAGGCATTAGTAAACCAATTTGCACAATATGAGTTATGTTATGGTAATAGATTTCATATAAATCCAACTGGTCGAAATATAAAGAGCACTGGATTTACAATAGTAGGTCAAACAGACTTATTATACTTCACTGACATTCCAAATAAAAATAGTAATGGTAGTCTTGATGGAAGTGGTAAAGGTGTGATTGCGATAACTAAAAGAGATGGAGAACAATTAGTTGTTGCATCTGCAGGTGTAGTTGATTATGTGCATGGTGAGGTAATTCTTAATACAATAAACATAACTTCCACGGAAAAATCTAATAATATAATTGAGATACAAGCATTTCCAGAATCAAATGATATATTAAGTTTGAAAGATTTATATTTGACATTTGCTGTTGATAGTAGCCAGATAAATATGGTTAAAGACACTATTACATCTGGTGAGCAGATATCTGGTGTTGGTTTTAATGTTACATCTAGTTATTCAAACGGAGTATTGACAAGAGGATAATATGATAACAACTGGAATTGATAAAAGAGTCAAAGTCCAACAGATAATTGAAAATCAAGTTCCTGAATTTTTAATATCTGAAAGTCCAAAAGCAGTAGATTTTTTAAAGCAATATTATATCTCTCAAGAGTATCAGGGAGGTGTGATTGATCTTACTGATAATTTAGATCAATATATTAAATTAGATAATTTAACTCCAGAGGTTATAGTAGGTGAAACAACATTAACTAGTGGTATTACATCCACTTCAACAACCGTAAATGTCAGTAGCACCAAGGGATTTCCAAAAGAATATGGTTTATTTAAGATAAACGAAGAGATTTTTACATATACAGGATTGACCACAAACACTTTTACTGGATGTGTCAGAGGGTTTAGTGGAATTACAACATATCATGCAACAAATCAACCTGACGAGTTAGTATTTACAGATACTATTGCTGTTAATCATGATGAAGATGCAACAGTTGTTAATTTAAGTTCTTTATTTTTAAAAGAATTTTATAAAAAAACTAAAAAAACATTAACACCTGGTTTAGAGAATGTTGATTTTGTTAATGATTTAGATGTAAGTAATTTCATAAAAAATTCAAAATCATTATATCAATCTAAAGGAACTGAAGAGTCTTTTAGAATACTTTTCAATGTCTTATATAATGAAACACCAAAAATTGTAGATTTAGAAGAATATCTTGTAAAACCTTCATCAGCTCAGTATATAAGAAGAGAGATAGTTCTTGCTGAAGCATTATCTGGTAATCCAACAAATCTTTTAGGTCAAACTTTAATTAAATCTACTGATGTTAATACAAGAGCACCAATCGCAGCATCAGTATCGGAAATAGAACCTTTAACAAGAAAGGATAAGACATATTATAAACTTGGTTTATTTGTGGGATTTAATGATAGAGATTTAATTGAAGGAACATTTACAATACCAGGTATAACAAAATCTATAACAAATGTATCTGCAGGAGCAAGTGTAATAACAGTAGATTCTACCGTAGGTTTTGGAACAACTGGATTTGTTGTATCAGGTATTAATACAAACATATACTATGGCAAAAAATCATTAAATCAATTTTTTGATTGTGAAAATATAATATCACCAATATCAACAACAGATGAAATCAGATCTGATGTTTTTTACTATGGTTACGAAAATGGTGATTTAACTAAAAAAGTCGAATTAAGATTGACAGGTGTTCTATCAAATTTTGAATCAACTTCAGATATAAGACTTATCACTGAGGGTGAAAGAATAACTGTAAAAAATGTCGGAGAAAAAATATTAAACCCAATAAGTAATAAATCAAGAAAACAAATTTTTGCTAATTCATGGATTTATAATACATCATCTAGATTTCAAGTAAGTAACATAAGTGGAAATAATTTTGTTCTAATAACAGATGATATTGATAAATCCAGTATCAAAGTAGGAGATGAAGTACAAATTCTCTTTAGAAATGAAGAAAATTTGGCAGGAACTGGGGTTATAAAAAGTATAAGTCCATCTACAAGAACCATTAATATTGATCCGTTATTTAACGCTGCTGGTATATCAGTAATTCCTGATGTAGCAAATAATAAAAAGTATGATTTGAGAAGAATTATAAAAACGGCTACTAGTTCTAATGTAGATTTAGAATTTGGTAATAATAAAGTAACAAGTGACATTACTAATGTTTATAATGATTCAAATGAAAAAATGTATGTTGCATCAAACTCATTACCTTCATATGACATTACAACTTCATTAATAAAATCAGTTTTACCAAGTGCTGTAGCAAATATAGATTTACAAGGGTATAATCCAAATACTTTAAAATATAGTATAATATCATTTCCATCAAATGTAAGTTTTATAACTGGAGATGAAGTAACATACACTGCTCAAGGTTCACTATTACCTGGATTAATTGAGGGTTCTTACTTTGTTGAAGTTTTAGCAAGTAAAAATCAAATACGTTTATATAAATCAAGATCATTTATTCCAATTGGTGATTTTGAAGAATTTGAATCTTTAACGAGCACTGGTACACATACTTTTTCATTAATTGGAACAGTTAATCAGAAAATTGGTGCTCAAAGACTTTTAAGAGAGTTTCATTTAAATACAAATCTTACAAATTCAGATAATGAAAAAACTCTATCTGGATCTACTGGATTACTTATTAATGGAGTAGAAATTCTTAATTATAAATCTGATGATAGAATATTTTTTGGTCCTTTAAGTAATGTTAAAGTTCTAAACGGTGGTAGTAATTATGATGTTTTAAAACCACCAATTCTAGAAATGTCATCACCAGGCATTGGAACCACATCTTTGGTGCAACCAGTCGTTATTGGTGAAGTTACAAACGTACAAGTAGATCCACAAAATTTTGATATACAAAAAGTATTGTCGGTAACTATAGAGGGTGGTAATGGATTTGGTGCAGTTTTTGAACCAATAATTTCAGAGAGAAGGAGAGAAATATCTTTTGATGGTAGACTCATATCTCAATCTGGAGGGGTTGATAACATTAATGAAACAATAACATTTTTAACTGACCATCATATTTCAAACGGACTACCTTTAGTTTATGATAAAAATGGAAATGAACCTCTGGGGGTTGGTACAGTTGGAAATGATGGAGTATCAGTGGTAGGTTTAGGAACCACAACTTTAGTTGATTCATCAATTTATTTTCCTTCTGTTATTAATAAAAATACGATCAAATTATTTCAAAATATTGATGATTTTAATGCAGGAATAAACACTGTTGGTTTTACTACAGTTAGTAAAAATGGTATTCATAAATTTAAATTATTAAAAGAAGAATTGACACTTAGTGATATAAAGGTAATTAACAAAGGTTCTAATTATCAAAATAGACAATTATTCGTTAAACCATCAGGTATCAATACAAGTAATCATACAATTAATTTTAACAATCATGGATTTATAAACGGAGATTCAATTGTATACTGCACGAACGTTGGTTTAGGTTCAACACAACCACAATCAATAACAGAATTAAACGAATATACAGGTATAAAAACAACATCAACATATTATAATGTTCAAGTAGTAAATGAAAATTCTTTTAGATTATCAAATGCAGGGTTGGGTGGAACATCTACAGATAATTTCTTTAGATTAAATCATATAAAAATTACAAATAGTGGAACTGGATATCAGGTTTTCAAGTATCCTGATATAAAATTAAATTTCATGAAAAAAAATTAGGACAATTATTTTGTGATAATAGTGCCCAAGAAATAATAGATATGCTACTAAATGAATGTAAATTAGCTAATGTAATTTTAAAAATAGACACTAAGGTTAAAGAGATCAATTTCAAGGATAAAATTTTTATTATCCGAGA